ATCGATGGCGGTTACGGATATGCTATAGATTCGCCAGTCACTGTGGTCAATAAGTTTAATTCTCTAGGAACCGGAGCAGGGTTTAAAGTAGGTTCTTTAGCCAATACATCAACATTTACATACAATACCAATCTGATCGATCCAGAAGCAAACACTATCATTGCTCCTGCCAATACACAGTTTAATGCCAACACCGCTGTCACAGGCGGAGCAAGCATCGCAGGTGCTGGATCGGGTGTGACCCAGATCAATCTCACGAGCAACGGATCAGGGTATATTGCTAATGCCACAATCACCTTTGGAAGTGGGGGTGCAGTTGCAACTGGCACAGCAAACAGTGTGGGAAAGATATCAGGTGGCAGTATTACTTATAGAGGATCCGCATATGAATCAGCTCCTACGATCACATTCGGCGTGCCTGCAAACACAAGCTTCAATGCCAACACTGCTGTCACGAATGGTGCAAGCACAGGATTAACAACAGATGCAAATAGCACGATTAATGTAGCTATTATTACTGTTTCAGGTGGCACTGCGGCATTCAGTGTCGGCGATCAGATCATATATCGTATAGATGCCGGAAATACAGCAATAGATGGATTGGAATCCGGAAGCACATACTTCGTACAACATGCCAATACAACCAAGATTGCTTTATCTGAGACAAGTGGAGGTCCCAGAATCACCCTCACTAAAGGATTTACTGAGACCGGACATGCTCTACAGGGTATAACAGCTGTCGGCAATACAACCATAGGTATCACATTAGATGCAAACAGCACAATAACAGTCACTAATGCCAACACGTTCCAATACGGCAGAGGTGTAGTATACAGAGCTCTTGCAGGAAATACAGCAATAACAGGTCTTGCTAACAATACTTTATATTACGTACAACACTCCAACAACACAGTCATCGCGCTTTCAACAACCGTGGGTGGATCAAGGATAACGATCACTCCTGCCACTAGATCTGGTGTAGAGGCAAACGGACATTATTTTCAAGCAAACACACAATTCAGCGCGAATCTCAATGTTGGAACTATCGATTCTGTCCTAAATAACTGCCTTGCTGATACTACGTTGGAGATAGGAACTATAAAATCATTGTCAGGTGTCACGTCAGGCAATCACGAATACAACGGATCAGTCCAACCTACCGTATTTGAAAAAAGAATATGGGGCTATAATATAGTAGATGAGGATGGCACTCTGTGGGGTGATAACGCTGTCATAGTCGGAAATCTTGCTGCTGGTAATGGTGTCATTCAAGAAGTCGTGCTGCTATCCTCGGGGTATACTTTCAATACTCCTAACGAAGAATTGCTTTTCATCAATCAATCTAATAACGGCATCACCGCAGTGCTTTCTATGATAGTTGATGGCGTTGCTAAAGAAGAAGGTGGATGGTTAGACAGCGGCGGGTTCTTAAATGCCGATAAATATATAACTGATAGTGATTACTATCAGGAATTTTCATATGAGATCCAAGTAGAAAAATCTTTAGATAAATACATTGATATAATTAAGAAATTGACGCATCCTGTAGGAAATAAGATGTTTGGTAAACCTTTGATAATAGATACAAATAAATTTGAGCAGAACATATTGGTTGAAGCAACAACAACTTATAATGCCAGCGGCGTTATAATCTCATCAGGCGAGTAATGTAAATATGGCTGGAATATTCAACAGGAACATCAAAAATAAATTCATCGAAGAGGTGAGGCAGGATCTTGTGGGTGACGGGTCAGTAGTCACAGCCATTGATGTGACTGGCGCCGGGACTGGGTATACTGCTAATGCGACTGTCTCATTTGAATTTGGCACAGCAGTCGCAGCTAGTGCAGCAAACAGTTCTGGAAAGATATCATCTGCATCTGTCATATATGGCGGAACATTTTATCAAGCAACACCTGATATCACGTTTTCTGCTCCCTTATCTCAGAGCTTTAATGCTAATTCTGCAGTGACTAATGGCGTCAGCACCGGATTGACTACAGATGCCAATAGCACGATCAGTGTAGCATTCGTTTCAGCTGAATTCAATACGCCAGTTTTTGAAGTCGGTGATGCTATCATATATGGTACTAGCACGGGAAATACAGCAATATCACCATTAACAAGCGGGACTACTTATTATGTCCAGCATGCTAATACAACAAAGATTGCTTTAGCCATAACTCCTACCGGAGATAGGATAACACTAACTAACGGGTTCACAGAATCTGGACATTCACTTCAGGGTGTCACAGCGACAGGAACCTCGACGATTGCTAGTTCTGGCTCAAATTATTATATCACCTTTGGTAAGTTTTTTGAATGGGATGACGATACTAATCCTCCGGCTACAAATACTTCTATAAAAGAATCATTCTATGACGTGTATTCTAACATGTTATTCGGCAAAAAGGTATCTGAAAATGATATCGGATATATCGCTAAAAAAATAACATGGACAACAGGTACTGTATATGATTATTATTCGCACCTAGATCCTGATCTATATCAAAAGAATTTTTATGTAGTTAATAGCTTAAATAGGGTATATAAATGTATATTCAATAATTATGGAGCTACGTCTACAGTAGAGCCCAATACCACACAAACGTCAGGAACATTTACTTTAGCTGACGGATACATCTGGAAATTTCTATTTGCTATACCAGGAGCATCTGTCAATAAATTTAGTACTGCTACTTATTTTCCTGTCGTTCCTAGTAGCGCAGTTGCTAGGCAAGCTATAAAAGGTGCCATACACAACACAGTATTGACAAATACAGGTAAAAACTATATTAGCGCAAATGGTAGCGTAGATGTCGTCATTGATACAAGGAACTTTAAGGTAGCAAATTCTGGTGCTTCTATAATCAACAGAGCGTATGCCGGATCATCGTTCTATGTATATTCAGGAACAGGTTCACCTGCATTGGCCGTCATTGACAATTATGTAGTCAATACATCAGGTAAGTTTGTTACGACTTCTTCAGACATCAATGGTTTAGATAGCACATCATTATACAGGATCAATCCCAAGGTACTTATCACGGGTGATGGGACGGGTGCTACAGCGTATTCCCTGATAGATTCAGATACCGGTAAATTACAATCGATAAATATGCTCAATACGGGCAGGAATTATTCTTATGCTACGGTCACTATATCTGCTAACACAGAATTTGGATCAGACGGTGCGGCATATTCTATAATATCTCCTCCTGGCGGACATGGTTCTGATGTGATTTCTGAATTAGGGACAGATATAATGGGCATATCTGTCGAAACTAAACCCACAGACGAATTTCCTAGCTGGGCAACCTATCGTCAGATCGGTCTGTTATTTAATCCTAGAGCATCTTCAAATTCTACGTTGTTTTCTGGTTCTAAATTTGACTACATGTTGAATTTTGAACTGTTTAATACGACAGACATATTTAATGCAGGAGATACCGTAAGAGGATTGCTCAGCAAAGCTTCTGCCACTGTGGCATTTATGAACACTACTTCGATGTATGTATTAAATTCTGAAGGTACTTTCAGATCATATGAGACTATAATATCGGGTGATACGGGTAAAACTTGTACGATTACTATTATAAATAATCCTGAGTTGGTGCCATATTCAGGTGAGATATTCTATTATAAGAATATCCAACCCATCGATAGAGCTAGCATCACTAAAGAACAAGTAAAACTATATTTTAATTTTTAAGGAAATATGATGGCTGAGTTAAAGACTGATTTCAATGTTGCCCCATTTTATGATGATTACGATGAGGATAAGCAGTATTATAGGATGCTGTTTCGTCCGGCAACTGCTGTACAAGCAAGAGAGCTAACTCAGCTCCAGACGATGATGCAGAAGCAGATCTCTAGATTTGGCTCAAGCATCTATAAAGACGGCAGTAAAGTAGAAGGTTGTAATTTTACAGAATATCCGAAGATGCCCCAAGTGAAATTTAAAGACAAATCTGCTACAACCTTGGATTTCAGCCTAGTGATTAAGAATAATACTGATGTAGCGAACGTACAATCACATCTCACCAATTCTTACCTTCTCGTCTCAAATACGACAGGGTTGAGGGCTGCTATCTTTGACGCCTATGTCGGAGCAGAATCTGTCGTCAATCAAGGATCTGCAGACACGAACAGAGCATATGTGATCTATCTGAATTCAGGAAACAATGCTGGACAGCAAGTATCTACTTTTAACACATCTAGTGAGCAGATCGATGTGTATAATCCTAACCAAGATAAGAATGGTCCGCTAGTTGCTTCAAACAAAGAAGGATTCCTTTATACTCTTTCTTCTAATAGCACAGTGAATGCTCTGGGTGTGGGGTATGGTTTGCATATGGGAGAGGGAATAATATATCAGAAAGGATTCTTTCTAAAGACCCTCGCTGACAATTTTGTCATAAAAGAACATTCATCTAGCGTCGCAGGGCTCAGAGTAGGGTTTAATACAGCAGAATATATCGTAAAACCGGCAGAAGATGATTCTTTATACGACAATTCTATAGGAAGTTCGAACCAGAACGCGCCAGGAGCATACAGATTAAAACTAGTCCCTTCTCTCGTAGTATATGATTCTGCTAATACTGAAGTTGATATTCCTAAAGATTTCCTACCCATCATCGACTATGACAAAGGATTTGGTGTCCCTGTCGATTCGACAGTAGATGCTCAATACAGCCTCATCGGTGATATGATAGCGACGAGAACTAAAGAAGAATCTGGCGATTATATCGTGCGTCCGTTTCAGGTAAGCGTTGAGAATTCAGCAAATTCACAGACGTTCTATTATAATGTATCTCCTGGCACAGCATATGTTGATGGCTATAGAATCAATTATACTACAGCACAAAAGACAGAAGTGCCGAGAGCAATATATTCTGAATCAGTGGACGACAATATCGTTACAGCTAATTTTGGCCACTATTTAAAGATCAGAGAAGTCATCGGCACGTTCGATATCGGATCAGTCCCAGATGTCGGGTTGTATAGTGCCAATCAATTTGCAATCTCACAGAATGGCGGCGGTCTTACAGCAGCTGTAGGTGGAAGTTCATTAGTAGGAAATGCTAACGTAAGAGCTATCATGTTTAATAGCGGCACCAAAGGCACTGCTTCAGCTGAATATCTGCTTTATATTAGCAACATCAGAATGAAGGCAGATAAAAACTTTGAGAAAGATGCCAAGAGCATACATATCGCTTCTGATTCTGGGACCGGCAGAGTATGGGCTGACATATATCAAGAAGCTGGTAAATCAGTTGTTTTTGAAAAGGCAAGCAAACAATTAATCTTTGATACAGGATTGAGAGGTATCAAGAATCTATTAAGCAATACGAATATCAATGGTACTTCTTATATTTACAGGACTACCAGTGATGCTGTTACATTAACAAGGACATCAAACATACTCGCGGAAGCTTCTATCATTATACCGGGGGACAGATATAATTATGGTGTAGGTTCTATCAACGATATTCCTTCTGAAGATATCAATGTAATGTTTAATGCTGCCGCTATATCTAATCTATACGCTGTGAGCACAGGATTTGCACCTACGACTACAGTGAGTAGGGGAACTTTCGGTGCAAATAGTAGCACTATAACATGCACAGCAGCAACAGGAGCGCAGGGAAGCTTTGTTACTAATTATGGCGATACGAATGGTCAAAATCCTAAAGTAGGTGAGATGGTACGTCTAAATCTTGCTGGTACTGCGAGCTATGGTTACCATCAAGTAGTGAGCACAGTACAGGGAGGGACTCCTGCTACTGTCATGGTAGTGTCACCCGCAATAACGTTAGCTACACGAGCAACAATACTTGGCGTAGCTATAAGCAGCACTGCTGGGGCTTTTAGTTGTACTAATCCAACACCGTTTGTTCTAGCTATCGGGATGCGTATTAGAATTACAGGAACTTATGGCGGTACCGGCAGCATTACAGGATACTCATCGGGCAACATATATAAAGTTTCAGCAGCAACAACTATCAGTTTTACATTACAGGATAGCAATGGCGGCGCTATTGTAACTGCTATTGGCACACCAACCGGATTGACATATGAAGTTGTTGCTGCAGATGGTACTATCGAACTGTTTAAATACCATCCGAAAGGTTCGTATGTAAACTTTAATGGGGCGGGAAATACGATACAATTCAACACCGTCAACGAGTTTGTCCGTTCAATGAACATCCAGTTAGCTATGGACTTAAATCCGACGACAGGCACTAGCGGCACTAACGGATCTTTGGTCGCACAGATACCTATCATCAAATCTAGTGCCAGCCCTATAGAAAAAGTAGTCAGAAAAGATACATATGTCGCCATCAATTGTTCAACTCATCCTGCTACGTCACAGGGCCCATGGTCGCTAGGACTTCCTGATGTATATAAGATTTCAAGTGTATATGTCGGAGCTGGATTTGCCAATACAAACCCAGACAGAAAAGACTGGTTCGTATTAGATAACGGGCAAACCGATGCATATTACGGATTAGCCCAATTAAAGATACTACCTAGGTATCAACCAGAAATAACATCCGCAAGCAGGCTATTGGTCAGATTGAATCATTTTACACCTAATGCGGATTCTTCTAAAACGATGTTTTTCTCTAAAGATTCGTATCCTGTCAATGACGATAATCCAACGGGTGCCGGCGTGATAGCAACAGCCGAGATCCCATTATACAGATCTGCAGATGATAATTTCTATGACTTAAGAAATTATATCGACTTTAGACCAGTCATGGCCAACACAGCAAATTCATTCGGCCAGACACTTGATACGCTGACAAATGTTACAATAAATCCTGCAAATAATCAATCTGTATACTATACTTCAGCAGCTGCTAAATTTGCGTTAGAACCTGATTCTAGCTTCACGTTCAATGCACAGTATTATCTTCCTAGATCAGATGCTTTGTTGATAACTAAAGAAGGACAGGTTGTAGTAAAATCTGGAGCACCTTCGAATAATCCTAAACCTCCGATACTGAATAATTCAGGATTAAAAATTGCAGACATATTTGTTCCTCCTTACCCATCTCTAACATTCCAAGAAGCAGAATAACATGACATATAACAGAAGAGATTTGGCAGTAAAAGTCGGCATCAATGTTGTCAAAGGTTATACTATGAAAGAAATAAGCGCTCTTGAAGATAGGATCAAGAGCCTAGAATATTATACTGTCTTGAATATGTTAGCTTTAGATTCAAAAACCCTGTCACTGAAAAATGATGAAGGATTTGAGCGTTTTAAACAAGGGATATTTGCAGATCCTTTCAATGATGACACTATCGCAAAGACAAACGATCCTGAATTCAATATGGGTATCAGTTCTGGGTTATCTATTGCCAGGCCAAACTTTAATGAAGCATTCATAAGATTCGATATCGATTCTGCTTCTTCTACCGGAATCACGGTAAAAGGCACATTTGCGATGTTAAATTACAGTCATGAAAACATAGGTGGAAATGAATTTGCTACAAAATATAGGAATTGTGCAGAATCATTTTATAGCTTTAAAGGTGCTGTAAAACTATATCCAGAATTTGATAATTCAAATCAAGATGTAAGAAAAGCAACACAGACCATCGAGATCGATCTGGCACAAGGCTTTGAGGATGCAGCAGCAGCAGGTGCATTTAAAGATGTCGATACGATACAAGGCAATCCTTCATCGAAAAAGACAGGTAATAAGACTACATATACTTCAGACACGACACAGACAATAACAGATATCAAAGTGACTAGTACGACCAAGACACAAGATTTAGGTGATGTTGTCAGAGATGTCACTACGCTTCCATATATGGTATCTAGACCGATTGGATTCGTAGCGACAGGATTGAAACCTAACACTACGGTGTATCCGTTTTTTGATAAGATATCAGTTGCATCATACTGTTCTCCTGCAAGAATGAACTTAGATTTTATATCTACACCAGGTGTAGATCCTAGCACTGCAGTGAAAAAAAATGGAGCAAATGGCGATGAATTGAAAACCAATAATGTAGGTTTAGTTGCAGGAATATTTTATCTTCCTGCAGATACTTTCAGATCAGGTGAAAGAGTATTCACCCTCATCGATACACAAGATATCACAGCTGTAGATGCGATATTGACGAGCGCAGAAGGAAGATACATAGCGTCTGGGCTTTCGGTCACAAAACAAAATGTTAAATTTGAAGTAGAAGAACCCTCATTTACGCCAACTACTACTACAAACACTTTACCTCCATTAGTATGGTCTGTCACCGATCCGCCTCCGCCTCCACCTCAGAGTACTGGCGGCGGTACGGGTACTGGCGGGTGTTGTTTTGATCCTAATGCTCTAGTTACGATGGCAGACGGTAGCCTTAAGAAGATATGCGAGATTCAGATTGGCGATCTTGTTTCTGATGGAACTGATGGAATCAATACGGTCATAGGAATAGAAGCTCCTGTTCTCGGAAATAGATTGATGTATTCTTTCAATGGTAACTGGGCTTTCGTTTCAGAAGAACATCCTATAATGACTTCAGAAGGTTGGGGTGCGTTCGATCCTGATAGCTGGGCTGTTGAAGGTGAATTCATCGGCAAATTAGTCAAGATTGATATCGGATCAGAGATTCTTAAATCAGACGGAACATATGAGACAGTAGAACATATCGATCACAAAATAATGCCAGAAGATTATGTCATCTATAATCTGTTGTTAGATGGAGATCATATATATAACGTTGAGGGCTATGTTGTGCATAATAAAACTGCTGACAATTCTACTAATCCTGCTATTGGTGTATCTTCGTGTGTAAGCGGATTTGATTATAAAGGCGATAGATTTATATAATTATTCCGGTTCATGCAATATAAAAACACAACTATTATTTTTAAACGTTTTGGGAAAATAAGAAAGCACTATAATGAATTTATCTGGTAATCCAATAGCACAGACTTTTACTGTATCAGGAACTGCATCAGCAGGACTGCCGGGAATATACCTAACAAAAATAGGTGTATTCTTTAGAAAGAAAAGCGCTACTTACGCTGCAACATGTGTTATAGCAGAAACTACTAATGGTGTGCCGGATCCTAAAAAAGCAGTAGGAGTTGCTTTTTTAATTCCTGCTGACATAAACATCAGCGAAGATTCTTCCGCAGAAACTCTATTTGAATTTACGCCGCCAGTGATGTTGTCAGCAGATAAAGAATATGCGTTTTATGTATATCCTGACGGAAACAGTCCTGATTATGAGCTGTGGGTATCTGAAGTTGGCGGCACTGATAAATTGACACAGAAAGCCGTAACGTCACAGCCATATCCGGGTGTCCTTTACGTATCTTCAAACGGAAGCTCATGGGTTCCGACCCTAACACAAGATATTAAATTCAATCTCTATAGAGCAAGATTTACGACATCTAACGGTAAATTGGTCATGCGAAATGCCACAGATGAATTTTTCTCTTTAGATTTAGCAGGAGCAACAGGAGGTATTTTTAGAAAAACTTCTGGAGTTCCGATACAAGTTGGCGATATCGTATATGCTGCTAATTCTACAAATCTAACTTCTATATTAACTACAAATAATGCAATATATCCTCTAGCATACGTAAAATCTGTAGATGAAGTCGCAGGTATCCTCTTCTTAGAAAATTCTAACGGCAGATTCACCAATGGTACAAACAGTTCAACGACTCAGGATTATAGAAATATCAGAATCTATAGGACTCCAGATCCTGCTGATATAACTTTCATCACTGAAACCTACAGGGTTGCTAATGCGACTATAAAAACGATAGATGATATTAAATATCATGGTTTTGTTCCTAAATTTAAGATGATAGAACCTACAGGATCATATATTGCAACAGAATATTACGGCACAAGCAATACTACTGTAACAGTGACTACGCCAAACACAAAAGACGGAACACCCACTATTCCTGATATTGAATCTCTCCGTGAATACAGAGATTTCGAGAGGACTGTCAAGAGCTATTCTAATGAAGTCAGATTAGGTACGTTCGGGACTAAAGGAACTGCTACTTATGAGATTAACATGGTGTCATATAGCCCATATGTCTCCCCGGTAGTAAATCTTAAAGCAAGAACGTTTAATTTCATCGAAAATATCATTAATAATGATGATACTAATGAATGGACTAAATTTGGCAAGGCAAAATCAAAATATATTTCTAAGACGGTTATTTTAGATGCGGTTGCAGAAGATTTAGTCGTGTATGTGACTGGATATAGACCTAAAGGCACTGATATCAAAGTATATGCTAAATTTTTCAATTCTGTTTCAGATGCTAGCAATCTTGATGCTAAAGTATGGACTGAACTGTCATATCTTAATGATGGTGGATATATTTATAGTTCTCCTAATAATTTAGAAGATTATAAAGAATACACATTCGGGCCACCAAAAGGTCTTGCAAGACCTTCTGTGGCGTCTCCACAATATGCAAACAATACTTTATATGGTTATTCGGATATGTCAGCAAGCGGAGCTATATCTACAGGAACATTGACATATTATGATGCAAATGATGCAATACACAGAGGATTTGACATGTTCGGCATAAAGATAGTATTATTGTCAGATGAGGGTGCTAAATATCCGACAATGAGAGATGTAAGAGGTATAGCATTACAGATGTGAGGATGCCATGAAAAATGATGATTTTGCAATACAAAAAGGAAACCCAGGTGCAATATTGAATAAAGATATAGAAGGTCTTCGAGCATATAAAGAAAGAAGAAAGCAGCATCAAGAAAATAAAGAAAAATTTGATGAGGTGAATTCTTTGAAAGAAGATGTTCATTCTATGAAAAATGATCTGAGTGATTTGAAAAATTTATTATTGAAAGTCTTAGAAAATGATAAGAGATGAGAGTAAGATAGAAGCGATCACTCAAGGTCTTTTTGGTGTTCCTATATATAAGATGCAATTCAAACACCATCATGTATTAAAACCTCAATGGTTAGAATACATGTCAGATAAAGAAAATTTCAGAAGTCATACAACAAATAATAGGTTGTATTTTACTAGCGCAGAATTGCATAAAGAACCTATCTTCAGCCCTTTAAAAGATTTTTTTCAAAAAAGTCTAGAATATGTGATGGATGATCTAGGACACTTACCTAATATAGGCATGACAGGCATGTGGGGGACGGTCCATCCAGAAGGTGGATATCACCATAGACATACTCATAACAATTCCTATTTAGCTGGCATATATTATCTAGATGGCAATGAAAAATCATCCGGGACTACTTTTTATAGCCATGATCTTTATAGTCACATAATTGTTCCTGCTAGAAACAAAGATAAACCTTCAACAAGATTCAAATCAGATTATACAAATCCTTTTGAAGAAGGTTCTTTAATCATATTTCCTGCCTGGTTAGAACATTCTACAGCATCTAATAACCTTAAGTATACTGAAAAATACAGGAAGATAATATCATTCAATGCTATGCCTATAGGAATGACTAACACAGATCCTTTTGATAGATATAACTATCAAGATGTATCGAATGCGCCTCTCGTCAAAGATGTCACAGAATTGTATCAGTATGATAAAGATAAACCACCCAATCTAAATATAGATAATTTAAATTATTTCAATCAAAACATCAACTCAAGTGCTGTTATTGAAAATCAACAGGATAAAAATGAAATAAATACATTGAGAGAAGAAGTCGGATCGTTGAAAAGCGAATTGATGGATTTAAAAGATCTTCTAATAAAGGCATCGGAAACTAAATGACCATTTTAATTGCTAACGTAATACAATCAACAGATTCTTTTGGACAATGGTTAGCTAAAACTAATCAGGTGATTACTGTAATTTCAAGTACGGCAGTTACTACCAATTCGAATACTGCTGTTGGCAATGCAGCTATCACAGGGACATTCAGTGCTAATGTAATGTCATTACCCAATACTGGTTTCATTAAAATAGGTACGGGATCTTCTAATTCTTTCATAAATGCAACAGCTATAGTAGTACAGACAGGTCCGACAACTAATACTGTGATAACAGATACAGGCGTATACGTTGGCGGAACTGCACTCTATACAGATGTCGTGATGTCCCTGGGAAATTCGGTCATCAGAAGCAGCAATATCACTACTGATTCTTTCGTGTTAAAAAACACTTTGAGACTGGGAAACACATACCTCTCGACTATGAATGCTAATACAAATAATCTGTTTGCAATCGATACGATAAGAGCAGGTGACGTGGAAGCAAACGTCTATATCGATAGGAATGGCGTACAGATACGTCAGAATCCTACGGCTGCGTCCGGATTTGCCAACGCAAAGATGACGGTTGACACGCTGTGGATCAAGAACATCAATGCAAACACGCTGTCCGTAGGATCTATCAATTATACTGCATCACGAAGCATAGAATTTCCAGGGAGTACGCATTTCCTAGGACAGAATAACTATTTCAGATACGGATTGACAGCTAATGCACCCTTACTTGTAACAAGCACCGGTGCTGGCACTGGAATATTAGTCGAATCTACTGATTCTGGTGCTAGTACCGGCCCTGATATTGTGTTTCGTAGGAGCAGTTCATCTCCTGCAGCATTAGATAACCTAGCAGGAATCTTCTGGCAAGGAAGAAATGCTGCCGCAACTAATTTAAATTATGCTTCACTTATTTCTGAAATAGCATCTCCTACGGCTGGAGCAGAAGGCACCAATGTCTTCTTGACACAAAAAGTAGACGGTGTTGATACTAAGACATTATATATCAGCAGCTTGGGTAATGTCGGGATTGGGCGGACTCCTGGTGCAAATTTTCCTTTAGACATTTCAGCAACAATAGGAAACATACGTCTAACTTCTTCAACAGGGACAAATTATAGCCTATTACAAACTATTAACGGAAGCGGAACGGCTCGGTTTGGTGTAGAAAGTTCTAGTGGAGGAAGTATTGTTGGAGGTTCTTCTGCATATTCTGCTGTAGTAAGCCAAGCTGGTGCGTACAGTTTACACCTTGGCACAAATAATACTGTTCAATTAACTATAAACAGTGCTGGAAATGTAGGTCTCGGGACAACCTCACCAACACAAAAACTGCATGTTGTTGGGGGTGCTTTAATAACAGGTACTACAACTATAGGCGGTGCTGCAGCTATAACCGGTGCACTGACTGCAGTTGGCAACATCACGTCAGAGGGCAACATTACAGCATTTTCCTCCTCGGATGAGAGACTGAAGGAAAATATCACAAACATCTCTAACCCATTAGAAAAATTAGCATTGCTTAATGGTGTCACATTTGATTGGAAAGATTCATACATCGAATCACAAGGTGGACTGGATGCTATGTTTGTTCGTAAGAACGATGTGGGCATCATAGCACAAGATCTTGAGAAAGTGTTGCCACAGCTTGTTGCAGAACGAGCTGACGGATACAAAGCAGTCAAGTATGACAGGATCGTGGCGCTCCTAATCGAAGCTATCAAAGAACTCAAGGCAGAAGTAGATAGCTTAAAAAATGGCAATTAAAACAAACATAACTGTAGATCAGGGTGCTAACTTCGCTTATAATGTGTATCTCGTTGATGTAGACGGCGACCCATTTGATCTGACAGGATACAGCGCTAATTCTCAGATAAGAAAGACATATACGTCTACGACTTTCAATACAATAAGCACCACAGTTAATGCTGTTGCAGGATCGATCACGCTCACAATGAATTCTGTTATCACAGCAAACCTATCTTCAACGAGATATGTCTATGATCTAGAACTGTATTCTAGCAATGTGACATCCAGGATAGTAGAAGGTTTTGTCACAGTGAATCCGGGAGTTACTCGCTGATGCGTGACTCCAGGATAACTGTATCAACATTCAATAATATATTAGTGACGACAGGCAGATATGCGCCGCTCCAGACCACGATCATCGTCAAATCAATCAATCAGACGATAGAACCCATATCAGTCCTAAAGCAGGAAGCGACTGATATGCTGGGTACGCTTCCTG